CCGCAGGGTTGGCTTCGGCGCTCTCGGTCTTGGTCAAGGCGCTTGATCCGAACCAGAGCGAGTACGGCTTCAGCCGCAAGTAGGTGATCCGTGGCAGAGGAGCGTTCACGCAAAAGCCGTGGGGTCTGCTCAGTCTGCGAACTGGCAGGTAGGATCTGGCACTTCAACGAGCGAGTCATCGCCAAGGTCAATGGATTTGAGATCGTAGAGGGTGCCACCCTATGCCAGACTTGCCTCACTCTTCTAGTGCAAGAGGCGCTGGAGGACTCGTCTAGGCCGTCGTAAGGCGGCTCCCTCCCCTGCTGGGCATCCTCCCCCAGCAGGGGGCTACCATTCTGCAACAGGGGCTTGACGCGCCGAATCCGTTAGGCGTATCATTCAGGGGTCAGGGAGAAAGAGCCAAATGGCTCTGCTGACAAGGAGGATCAAATGAACAAGCAGGACACGACCGGTCTGGAGATTGCAATCCAGCAGTACGAGGAAGCAATCGCTTTTGAGATTGCAAACCCATGGGATGGAACTAGGACCGCGCGAGCGATTCCGTACTGCTTTATCCCGAGCAAGATCAAGTCACGCATTGAAGACGGTCGCGCAGATTATCTCAAAGAGATCACCAAGTTGTACGAACAAGCGGTGTCCACACTTCAGGCGTCGTGGCGATGATGAGCGCCGAACTCAAGAAGATGTTCTATTGGAGCGGCATAGATCATGAGGATCTCTATTGTGTATGCGGAACTCCGCATCCTGAGCAGATCTTTGAGGATGAGTTCCCCGCGAAGTTGGTGCGAAGGTGTTCTCAATGCAACGCGGTCGCTGATCTTGACGAAAGTTTGGGCGAATGGATCGTCCGTCCGGCGGTGCGCTGATGCAGCGCAACTTGACGCGCCGAGAGCAGATGCTTCAACGCGAGTATGACCAACATCAGCGACTGATGATGCTTGGTGCAATCATCTCGCTATTCATCGGCTTGATTGTCTTGCCGATTCTTGTAGGAGGAAACTGATATGAAGGTCAACCGTAAGTCCACGCCAAAGATGGTCGTGCGTTCACGCTTCAATGACTTTGCGCGACTGGAGCGCAAGCAGCATCAGCAAGAGCGGATGCTCTTTACGGCAGTCTTGATGGCCGTCTGGCTTGTCGTGATGTTCGTTTGGTCAGTCACTCGCTAATGCCGCTCTACGAGTTTATCTGCGGTACTTGCAAGCAGATTGAGGAGCGACTCCAGGTTGGCTATGAGCCAGTCGTTCCACGCTGTGAGAAGTGCGGCGTATGGATGCAGCTCAACATCAACACACCAGCCGTCGTACTGAAGGGTGCCGGTTGGGCGAAGAAAGATCGGAGGAAGAAGAAGTGAGCCAGTTCAACGGAATGATCCACGACGATTCAGACATCACGAGCCGCTGCAACCGTTGCCGCGAAGGTCTCGGTCGCATCGTTGCCAATCCATATCAGCGCATCTGCGTTGATTGCCAGTCAATCATTGACCGCTCGCTTGCTCGGTTCTATGCGAAGGCCGCAGTCAAGAAGGCGATCAAGCGCGCCAAGAAGCGACCCGCACAATGAAGCACGCATCATTCTTCTCTGGTGTTGGCGGTCTTGACCTCGGCTTTGAGCGAGCCGGCATTGAGACGATCAGCGTCAGCGAGATTGACCCATACGCCAATGCGGTGTTGGCAGAGCGGTTCCCAGGCGCTCCAAATCTGGGCAGCATCACGGAGGTGAACGCGAATGACATCCCAGAAGCAGACATCTGGAGCGGGGGATTCCCCTGCCAGGACCTCAGCGTCGCAGGGAAGCGAGCAGGATTTGCTGGCAAGCGATCAAGCCTCGCCTTCACCTTCCTTGACCTTATTCAGCAACGCCGACCTCGGTGGCTCGTGCTGGAAAATGTCCCTGGGATCTTCAGTTCCAACAAAGGCGCTGACTTCGGAAGGCTTCTCTACGAAATGGAGCAACTCGGGTATGGCGTATCGTGGCGAACTCTGGACGCTCGCTACTTTGGAGTTGCCCAGCGACGCCGTAGAGTGTTCCTTGTCGCAAGTCTTGAGTCCGACCGCTCCGGTGAGGTTCTCTTTGAGTGCGAGAGCTGCGAGCGGCATCCTTCGCCGAGCAACTCGCAGGGGCAAGGTGCTGCCACCAGCACTCCAGACGGCTCTGGAGTCATTGGCACAATCATCTCTGGACTCAAAAACCGAACAGGAACAACTCAAGATGAACTCTATGTTGGATATGGGAAGCGAATCTCTGGCGCAATCACAGGAAGATTCAGCAAAGGAGTCAACAGTACCGTTGACGAACCGCTCATCGTCAGTACGCCGTCTGACTCCAACAGAGTGCGAGCGGCTGATGGGGTGGCCAGACGGCTGGACAATCAGCCAAGCGTGGATACCTTTGGCGCGGAAACGCACCGCGCACTCCAAGCCAGAGACTGGAAAGCAGGAGTGAGCAATCAGGACATCGGTGAGGATGGCTACCTCGTGGGCTACCAGACACGAGCGCAGACGAATGAGGTTGCATCTACCTTGACCTCACCAACAGGCGGCGGCCGCAGAGATACATTGCCGCTCACGATTCAGGCAGTCATTCAAGACAGCCGAGAGATTGCAAACAAGACGCAGAACGGCTTGGGTGTAAGCACGGAAGACATCTCGTACACGCTGACCGGCGTAGATCGCCAAGCAGTATTCCGCAAGTCAGCACGAGCGCAGACGAACGAGGACTCAGAGACCTGGGTTGAGGGTGATCTTGCCAACACGCTGAACTCGTTTGATGTTGGCGATGTCAGGACAACGCACGCCATCATAGGTGGCGCAACCGACGAGGATGCTCTCCTGCCGTTAGGTCTGGACTCTCATCGCTACCGCTGCTGCGGCAATGGCGTGGTGGCTCCAGTCGCTGAGTGGATTGGCAGGAGAATCGTAGAAGTAGATCGCCGTTGGCGAGAGGAGGGAAAGTGATAGCGCAGGTGCAAGATTGTCCGATCTGCGGGCAGCCTGGGGAGAAGAAAGAGGAGCCGATCTGTGAACACACCGCAATCTGTGGGATGTGCGACAAGGCACTCGGTATCCCAGAGGAGTGTGAGGAGTGCAGCTACGAGGAGGATGGAGTCAATGAGTAAGGGCGCAAAGTGCGTGGTCTGTTGGAAGATGGATGCGCCGGTGGGCGTGAGCATCATGGAGCGCCTCTGTCCAAAGTGTGAGGTCAGCCATTGGAAGAAGGTCGTTGCTATGTTTGATGAAGCTGGCAAGAAGAAGGATTATCTCGGCGCAAAGCAACGGCTTGCCGAGGCAATGAAGAAAGTGGAGGCGAAGTGAGCAAGCGATACGAGTTCATCAAGGCACCGCAGCGCAGTCCTGAATGGTTCGCACTCCGCAAGGATGCGATCACCGCAACCGACATCGCAGTCATCTCTGGGCTGTCACCGTACAAGACCCCATTCCGACTCTTCGCAGAGAAGAGCGGCAGGGTCATGGAGCAGGCAGCCGGTGTGGCCGCTGATCGTGGTCGGCTGCTAGAGGATGCCGTGGCGAAGTATTACGAGCAGGAGCGCAAGGTCAAACTGCGCCAGAGCAATGGCATCGTGCGCCTGAAGGCTCATTCCTGGGCAATGGCATCCTTGGATCGCACCATCGTTGGTGAGCCTGATGGCATCGTTGAGATCAAGACCTCAACGAGCAGGGCGTGGGACCTTCAGCCGATCCCGCCGCTCGTGACGGCACAGGTGCAATGGCAACTCTTCGTCACCGGCGCTCGTTGGTGTGATGTTGTGGCGCTGCTCGGCAATCTGGTCTTCCGCATCGTGCGGGTTGAGGCTGATCCGATCTACCACACGCAGCTCTTCCAGCGCGCTGTCGCATTCCGTGAGGCACTCGCCAAGGGCGAGATGCCGAGCATGATGGCGAGCGACTCGGCAACCTTTGAGGAGATGACTCCGCAGCGGCTGTCCGACATGGCCGTCGCTGAGGGTGACCTCAACCGCATCGGTCAGCGATACGCAGACTGCGCGTATGAGATCAAACTCTTAGAGGAAGAGTTGGCAACACACGCCATTGCAATCAAGGAGTGCATTGGAGAGAAGGAGGGGATCATCGGAGATGCTTGGAGCGCGTCGTGGAAGCAGAACAAGCCAAGCCGCAAGGTAGATTGGCAGCGCCTCGCGGTAGAGGAGAAGATCGCACCGGACACCGTGAATGCGTACACCTTGGAGACTCCAGGTGCGCGGGTGTTTAGGTTCAAGCAGAAGGAGGTCACGAATGACTGACCAGAAGACAATAGCAGCCGCGTTGGCTGCACCGTTCAAGCCAGAGGAGTTGAAGAGCCGACCAGGGCGAGGTGGCAACACCTTCACCTATGTTGACTCTCGGTCTGTCGCGCAGCGCCTTGACGAGGTTCTCGGCATTGACGGCTGGCAGTTTGAGGTACAGGTCGCTGACCTCGCCAAGCATGTCGTAAAGGGAACGCTCACCGCCGTCATCGGTGGCAAGAGCGTGCAGCGCGAAGACTTCGGCTACCCGAATGGTGCCGATGCTATGGAGCCGCTGAAGGAAGGCGCAACAGACGCGCTGCGCCGCTGTGCAGCGCAGTTTGGCGTGGGTAGGTCTCTCTATACCAATCCGACGCAAACGGCGCTCTCAGTCGCTGCGTTGCGTCTCCCAGCGCGTTCTAGCGTGCCTGTGGCAGACGAGTTGGTACTGCCTCGGAGCATCCCATCGGCACCTATCGGTGACGAGCAGGCGCAGGTCGCTCTGGCAGCAGCCATGATTTTCGGTCAGGGTCTCTGTCCAGATCACGACCAGGCATGGGAACTCAAGCCAGCAGGCGTGAGCAAGGCAACAGGCAAGCCGTACAACGCCTTCTGGTCTTGTGCCGGTCGGACTGACGGCCAGTTCTGCAAGAAGAAGCCAGCCATTGCATGGATCAACCAGCAGACTGCGCCAGTAGCAGCACCTGCGCCGATCAAGCCAGAGGATGACTTGGAGTCGTTGCCGTTCTAATGCTTGATGATCGTTTGCACGCTCGCTTTCGGAGCGGTCACGACGCGAACGAGTTTGTGGGGAACTTCCTGCGCGAGCAGGGAGTTCCCTGCGAGGTTCCAGATATGAAGCTGGCAAAGACGGAGGAGGAGATCGCTGAGTTTACGCAGAATGAGAAAGACATCATCTTGGAGGATGGGTTGGTGATAGAGGTCAAGTCGCAGTCACGAGTCTTCAGCGGTAAGCCAACAGAGTACGGATGGCCGACACTCATCGTTGACACGCTCGGCTTTTATCAGAAGAAGCAACGACCGGTTGCCTATGTCTTCTTGAGTAAGCAGACAGGAGAGATGCTCGCACTCAACACAAACACACATGAGACATGGTGGCGCGAGACGATCACGGATCGCAGGGATGGCATCCCATCCATCTCGCTCATCTCGGACAAGCGGAACCTGCGGACAATGGATGCGCTCATCGCGCATCTAAAAACAAGAGTGGCGAAGTAATCGCCGGAGGAGGAGGATCACATGGCACTATGGATCAAACTGGATGTCAACACCGCCAAGGATGCCGTCGTTGCTGAACTGACCGATACGCAGTTTCGCGCATTCATCTACACCATCGCTGAAGCAAAGCAACTGCGGAATGGTGGGGTCTTCAAGAGTGAGGCTCACCTCAAGCATTGCCTTGGAACACGCCTCGGCAGGGCTGTACCGGCATTGTTGATAAGTGGCTTGTTGAAGGTCTCTGAGGGCGGTGTCGTTGAAGTGTCAAACTACTCTCGGTATCAAGTGGACCCTCTGTCGGGCAAGCGTCAACAAAGTTGGCGTGCGAGAAATAGGGGGGGGATAACGGAAACGGACGCTCTAGAAGGAGAAGGAGAGAAGAAGGAGAAGGAGAATCCCCTATATCCCCTTACCAAGACTTGGGATTCAACGAGGACTGGATCACCTACGATGGTGAGCGACATCATCCTTCGGAGGAAGGCATGACGCGAGAGCGAGCAGAGAACCCAAGCGCCGGTGCATTGAGGTCACGAGACTACCGAGACAATCGGGAGACGGCCGAGGCACGAGAGCGACGGCTCCGGCTGGTGAACTGCAAGCGCCATAGCATCAGCCTGGATCAGTTTGAGCAGCTCCTCGTGATGCAGAAGGAACGCTGCAAAGCGTGCAACGATCCGCTCCATCTCGGAGAGAGGTTCGCCGTTCACATTGACCACGACACCAAGTGCTGCTCTTACGACCAACTGGCTCGGCGGGAAGGGATCAAGACTTGTGGCAAGTGCATTCGCGGTCTACTCTGCCACCCATGCAACCGAGCAATCGGTCTGATGGAGCGGTATAGCGGCCGAGTCCATGCCTGGATGGCGTACATCAGGGCAGCAAGCAAAGTAGTTTGGGAGGAAGCATGAGGAACATCGCATTCATCGGACCGCAGAAGTCAGGCAAGTCAACGCTCGCAATGATGCTCATGGAGAAGCAAGGGTATGAGCGAGTCGGCATCGCTGACGAGATCAAGCATCTCGCCGGTAAGGCATTCCCTGCCTTTGACAAGGATGGCATGTTCACGATCCGCACTTTTGGCGGCGAGCAGCCGATCAGCGGCCGCGAGCTGCTGCAAGAGATCGGCGGCGCACTCCGTGAGGTTGACCGCGACTTCTGGCTCAGGTGCTTCAGCCGTAAATATGCCAACGGCATCAGCCTCGGCAACCCAATGGTCGTGGACGATGCACGCCTAGAGCGTGAGGCGGCATACCTCCGGCACATTGACCCCACGATCCTGATCGTCAGGGTCACCGCCTCGCCGCTCGTGCGTGAGCAGCGGTCATACGGGAGGCTCAAGGCAGCCGGCGACATCACCGAGATAGGCTGGAACTCGGTTGATCCTGACTTCGCTATTGACACGACCGACATGAAGGAAGAGGATGCCTATCAGGAACTGGTAGCATACCTGGAGGGAATATGATTGACACGAAGAAAGTCATCGCAACGCTGGAGTATTCTTCCGCGTTTGATCCAACGCCGGTCACGCTAGAGGTCCACACGGACTCCTACGCTGACGGCAGCCTTGCTATCTGCGCCGTTGAGGCGCGGACACGCGAGCCATATGGCC